TGATGTTTGGGAAACGGTTTCAATGTTATTCACTGATACGTTGGGGATTTGTTTAATCAATTGTCGAGCTTGCATATCGGTTGCCATTACTTCATCACCTTCCTAGTTGCTGCATGTGCTTTCTTTGCTAGACCTGCAAAGGACGTCCTTGGGTGTTTCTTCTTTAGCCTAGCATATTGCTTCTTGTATTCAAGATTGTATGCATGAGGTTTGCGAGACTTCTTTTCTTTCTTAGTGGGTTCGTAGGCTTTCCTAGCTGTCTTACGAGTTTCACCCTTAGTAGTAGAATGAGTGTGGAGGGGTTCCCCGCATCTTGGACAGTATCTAGGCACTTAAGCACCTCAGTTGTCAGCCGCTGTTGATTGAATCGCTACTGCCATCCAGTCCTTAGTAGATAGTTTGACTACACGTGCACGAATTCTTGCAGTGCAGTACATAACGCCGCTTCCTGTGTTTGCGACATCATTACCTGCTGTAAGGTACAACTGATCATTAACTACGATGAACATATCACTTAGACCAGAAGGACCGAAGTTATCTGGGTAAATGTCAGAAGCAAAGGTAGCACCTGAGATGTCATCAATGCTAAGAGCACCACTGGCTACTAATGATTGATTATCAGCTCGGACAAATGCGTTTCCCGGATTTAGATCAGTAAGTTGCATTGTAAGAGAACCTGGTTCACTAGCTAGATAGTTCGATATATCGTTTCCATAGTCACTATCTCTCTGCCAGATGAAGTCCACCTGATCAATTGCTATTGCCTGACCAGTTGGTACATTCACATAAGCACTCAAGTCTATCGTTCCTGTCTGTCTACCTGCTGCACCGTTTGGGTTTGCTGCTGGTAGTTGCACTGTTTCGGTTAAGTAAAAACTGCCTGTCTTTGCTGTTGCCATGGCGGGGTGGCAGAGTCGACACTCTATAAACGTTATATTTTCGGAACGGTTTGTTACAACCGCCCTTATCTTTGTGAGCGAAGCGAACCCAATTCACTCCCTACCCACCCCCACCCACCCTACCAATGACAACAACAACCTAATGAAGTTGCCTTTTTTTTATTTGTCAATAATAACATTTAATAACAAATATCCCGAGGACCAGTTATGCCAGTAGTAAGTGTGAGCCTAAGTGATGTCGGATATGAGGGATACAAAGAACTCCCCAAGGGTAGGAGGAGTCGCTACATAGATCGTATGTTGCGTGAGTATGCCTTAGACCATCATCATGTAGTAGATAACACCGGCCGAAGGTCAATAAGAGAGATAGGAGAGATGCAAGTCAACTTGAAAGCAATGATTGCAAGTCTTCAAAAAGAGAATAAGAAACTAAAGGAGGCTAGACAATGAAAGTTAAAGATGAATTACAAGAAGTCCTCAATTATATTGGTTCAGCCATAGACAAAGGCTTCCCTATGACTGGAGAACATCTTAACGAGTTGTGGCAATGGGTTTCAGATATACTGGGGGAATTAGATGAAGAAGTTTGAAGGATGGAGAACTGAAGAGTTACAATATGTAGCTACACTGATTGCAGGAAGAGAAATGATCGCCCCTGAAAATGGTGCACCAATGTTCCAACTATATCCAGAGATAATCAGAGAGATTAGAAACCGTAGAGTTAAGGAAGAGCTGTTTCAAATGAAACTTAAAACCGAAGTTTCCCCTGAAGAGGAATAGAGCTAGTCTTTGCATTGGATTTTATTTCAGTCCAAGTACCTTCAAGATGTTCTTTGTAAAATCTTGTTTCATCTAATCCGCTAGAGTGTTTGTGTTCTGGATCTATTATTGTTAGAATTGTAGCCATTGCAAGAGTACCATAAACAAACTCTTTACCAAATGCAGCAGGAAACCCCCCCTTATAGAGACCAACATTCATTCCTATCTTTGCTTGACCGCCCTGCATCACTACATTGAAACCCACAACACCAATTCCACCAGTAAAGGCTTCAGGCACTCCAGTGTAATGAGCCCACGCATTGTAGATTTCATTTTGTGAAAGTTCATGGGGTTGGCTAATGGGGACTAATCCAAGACTAGCCATTCAATTCCTTTCCTGAGTGTAAGCGCGACGGAGTCTTTCAATGTAGACTAGATCCTTTTCATGAGCAGTTACTCCACCAATTAAGTAATTACAAGCACCGAGTGAAAATGCTTGCCCAGACGCTGGTCCGTTCATGGTAACTATTCTAGTACAGTGTAGCCTATCACTTGCAGTAGGATTACCCGTGCCAAAAGTATCGCCGCCCAACGTCATTGCTGCTGGGTTAGTAGCAGAATAAGGAGTTAGAGAAACCCATTCACCATATACTACTTCTTGGATATCTAAATTGGGGCCGGGAAGACCAAGAAAACTATTTTTGAAATTGTTTGGGAACAATTCAGATGTTGCGATTCTTCTGGTAGTTACTAGGTCAACAACATTTAACCACAATACGCCACTACTAATGACTGGAAGTTGGGCTTTTTGTATATCTACAGCTTGACTGAAGAAGGTTAAATCGTTTTGAGTATATCCAGCTAGATCAATGAAACCTCTCCAAACCCAAATAAGACTACCACCAGCTAATGGGATTTGTTCCCAACCTTCACCAACAACATCTGATGTTTGGGAAACGGTTTCAATGTTATTCACTGATACGTTGGGGATTTGTTTAATCAATTGTCGAGCTTGCATATCGGTTGCCATTACTTCATCACCTTCCTAGTTGCTGCATGTGCTTTCTTTGCTAGACCTGCAAAGGAC